GTATAGCTGACGTTGAGTTGACTGAGCGTGTGCATCAGTGGCTTGAACTACAGCTACGCAAGGAAGGTTTCTCAGAGCAAGCTATTGATCTTGAGCATCGTGTAGGTTGGATCGTGACTGAGCAGGAACGCAACGGCTTCAAGCTTGACGTACCCTTTGCAGAGAAGTTAATGATGGATCTCATGTTCGAGATGAATAACATCGAAGCGGAGTTACAGGCTATCTTCCCGCCTATCGTTGAAGAACGTATATCTGAGAAGACAGGTAAGCGACTGAAGGACAAGGTGACAATCTTTAACCCCGGCTCACGTAAGCAGATTGCAGAGCGACTGCAAGGTCTTGGTGTTAAGTTTGACAAGAAGACTGAGAAGGGTAACATCATCGTTGACGAGAAGGTACTTGACGGGATAAATCTTCCCGAAGCCAAGGCTGTTGCACGTTACATGATGTTGCAAAAGCGAGTAGCCCAGATCGATTCGTGGTTGAAAGCTGTCAAGGACGATGGTAGAGTACACGGTAGAGTGATCACCAACGGAGCTGTGACGGGACGTATGACACATCAATCACCTAACATGGCTCAAGTTCCTGCGGTGTCTGCACCGTTCGGTAATGAATGTCGATCATGCTGGACTGTAGATGAAGGTAACGTACTTGTTGGCATTGACGCCAGCGGATTAGAGCTACGTATGTTGGCTCATTACATGGACGACGATGACTACACAAATGAAATCCTCAATGGCGATATTCATACAGCTAATCAACGAGCTGCGGGACTTGAGACAAGACCTCTCGCAAAGACATTCATATATGCGTTTTTGTATGGGGCCGGAGATGCTAAGATCGGAGCTATCGTTGGAGGAAATAGCAGCACTGGAAGAGGGCTTAAAAAGAGATTTCTACACAACACGCCTGCTCTTGAAGAACTTAGAAGAAGAACTGACGGACAGGCTCAGTCTGGCATACTTGCTGGCCTCGACGGACGAAAGCTCAGAGTAAGATCACAACACGCCGCATTAAATACACTTTTACAGGGCGCAGGGGCTTGCGTTATGAAGCAGGCGCTGATACACTTAGCAGATAAACTACGTAACATCCCACACAAATTTGTAGCCAACGTACATGACGAGTGGCAGATAGAAACACCAGCGCACTATGCGGATACAGTCGGACGTATCGGTGTGCGCTCAATCAGAATCGCCGGAGAGACGCTTGGCCTACGGTGTCCATTGGACGGCGAATATCGAGTAGGCAACAATTGGGCTGAAACTCACTAGGAGAAATCTATGACAGCTAACAAACTACCACCCATCACTGTACGCGGAACTGTTTACTGGTGCGAGCGTAACAAGCTCAACAAGTACAGTAACAAGTACCAAGTGCAGCTTGGCAATCTCAGCGAGAAAGCTGTTGAGGCCATTGAAGAGATGGGTATTGCACCTAGCAACAAAGGTGACGAGCGCGAGTTCTTCATCACCATGAAGTCTAAGAACCCTATGCGGTTGACAGACGAGAACGGTGTGGAGATACCTGAAGATGTACTCATCGCTAACGGCTCACAAGCAGTAGCAGTGGTAGGCTACTACGATTGGTCTGTTGGTACAGGTCGCTCACCATCGATGATCAAGATGAAGGTTACGGAGTTGATCGAGTATACAGATAACTCTGTCTCTGAAGCGGAAGCGTTGTGATCCTTGTTGACGGTGACATCGTAGCTTATCGTTGTGCATTCAAGTGCAACGACGAGTCAGTTAAGACTGCCTGTTATACTACGGGCAGTTTCTTATCTGATCTAATCAGTGATCTATACACACAAATAGATGGCGAACCAGACTACCGTGTTTACCTAACAGGTAAGGGTAACTTTCGTAATGATGTAGCCGTTACTGCGCCTTACAAAGGTAATCGTAAGGACAAAGAAAAGCCTGTACACTTGCAAGCAATACGTGAATACCTGATCGAAGAGTGGAATGCTGTTGTATCAGAAGATGAGGAAGCTGATGACTTGATTGCTATCGACGCTACCGCCATCCCTGACAGCATCATTGTCAGTCTTGATAAGGACTTCCAGCAAGTACCGTGCAGACACTACAACTTCAACAAGCGTGAACTTACTTCTGTTAACGAAGAGGAAGGTATGTTGTTCTTCTATCGTCAGATCATCATGGGTGACAAAGCTGATAACATTGTCGGTGTGTATGGTATAGGTGATAAGAAGTCTCAGAAGATCCTTGAAGGACTGTCAGAGATAGAGATGTTCAACAAGTGCGTTGAGTTGTTAGAGTCTGAAGAGCGTGTCATGGAGAACGCTAGGCTGCTCTGGTTACGTCGTGAACCTAATCAACTATGGGAAAGACCAAGTGAAGAGAACGAAACGTAGTCTACCTAGAGGCTTTGATAGCTGGTTTGAATACGACTTGCATCAAAAGCTTAAGCAGTGTGAGTACCACTCTGAAGGTCTTACATACACTCAAGTTAAAACGTATGAGCCTGACTTCATTTATCACGACGGTGTAGGTACGCTGTACATCGAAGCTAAAGGAAGGTTCAGGGATCGCGCTGAAGCAAGGAAGTATGTAGACGTAAGAGCAAGTCTTCGTGACTTTGAAGAGTTAGTATTTATTTTTCAAAATCCAAGAACAGCAATGCCCGGAGCAAGACGTAGAAGTGACGGGACAAAATACACCATGCAAGAATGGGCAGAGAAGCAAGGCTTCACATGGTACACTATGGAGACTTGTCCTGCTGGATGGAGTAAGAAGCTATGACTAGACATCTTGTAATACCTGACACGCAAGTGAAACCTAATGGCAACATAGATCACCTGTACTGGGCTGGTCGTTACGCTGCTGCAACTAAACCTGACGTCATCATTCATCTGGGGGATCACTGGGACATGCCAAGTCTCAGTAGCTACGACGTTGGGAAGAAGTCGTTTGAAGGTAGACGTTACACTAACGACATCGTTGCTGGTAACACCGCTATGGCTAACTTTATAGCGCCTATCGAAGCAGAGAAACAACGTCTTCAGCGAAACAAAAAGAAGACTTGGGCACCACGGATGGTATTCCTGTTAGGCAACCACGAGCAACGTATTGAACGGGCCATTGAAGCTGACGCAAAGCTAGAAGGATTGATGAGTTATGATGACTTCAAGTTGGAAGAGTTTGGGTGGGAAGTTGTGCCTTTCTTACAGCCAATCATCATCGACGGTATCGCCTACTGTCACTACTTCACTAGCGGAGTCATGGGCAGACCAGTCACCTGTGCAAAGCTCATGCTGCAAAAGAAGTTCATGTCATGCATCATGGGGCATGTCCAAGACAGAGACATAGCCTATGCACGTAAAGCAGACGGTAGTAACATCACTGGATTGTTCGCTGGTATCTATTACAACCACGATGAGGACTACTTAAACCCGCAAACAAACGGCAGCTGGTCTGGAATATGGACGCTCAATGAGGTAAACGACGGATCGTTTGATGAGCTACCTGTAAGTATGAATTATCTTAGGAGAAAGTACGGATGAGTATTGACAACGCATTACCGCAGGAGTGGGACAATGCACGTAAAAGACAAGTGGGCGGAAACCATTACTCACGTTATAACATTCAACCTATTGACTTTATTATTGACAATAACCTTGATTGGTGTGAGGCTAACGTGGTAAAGTACATTACCCGATGGCGTGACAAGAACGGCCTCGAGGATCTACGCAAGGCCATGCATTACATACAACTACTAATTGACAGAGAGGTACAATCTTGATGGATGCCTATCAACAATACATTCATAAGTCCCGCTACGCACGTTACCTACCAGAGGAGCAACGTCGTGAGACTTGGGAAGAAACAATTGACCGTTACTTAAGCTTCTGGATTGAGAAGGGTAAGCTAACACTAGAGCAGGCTAACGATATCTTTGCAGACATTCATGACATGGGTGTTATGCCTAGCATGAGAGCGTTGATGACTGCTGGTGATGCTCTTGACCGTGACAACGTAGCTGGCTTCAACTGTAGCTACCTACCTATTGACCACCCTAAAGCGTTTGACGAAATGATGTACGTTCTTATGTGCGGTACAGGCGTAGGCTTCTCTGTTGAACGGCAATACGTATCTAAACTACCAGAAGTAGCAGAGGAATTTCATGACACCGATACCGTTATACACGTCGCTGACAGCAAAATTGGATGGGCTAAAGCATATCGAGAACTTATCAGCTTGCTCTATTCAGGTCAGCTTCCAAAATGGGACATCAGTGGAGTACGACTTGCGGGGTCAGCCCTTAAAACCTTTGGAGGTAGAGCGTCTGGTCCGGATCCTCTTGTTGACCTCTTTAAATTTACCACTGAAATCTTTAGGGAGGCTGCTGGACGTAAGCTTTCCTCCATCGAGTGTCACGATATCTGCTGTAAGATTGCACAAATCGTTGTCGTCGGAGGAGTTAGAAGGTCCGCTCTCATCAGTCTTAGTAACCTCACTGACGATAGACTCAGACGATGCAAGTCAGGACAGTGGTGGCAAGACAATCCTCAACGAGGACTAGCAAACAACAGTGCGTGTTATACTGAGAAGCCAGACTTTGAGGCATTCCTAAATGAGTGGAAAAGTTTATACGAGTCCCGATCAGGAGAGCGAGGTATGTTCTCTAGAGTCGCAAGTCAAAAGCAAGCTGCAAAGAACGAGCGACGAGATGCTACCTATGATTTTGGAACTAATCCATGTAGCGAGATCATCCTACGACCTAACCAATTCTGCAATCTATCGGAAGTTGTTGTCAGGTCAACCGATACGTTGTCAGACCTTAAACGAAAAGTACGTGTTGCGTCTATCCTTGGAACTTTACAGGCTACCTTAACTGACTTCCGCTACCTTCGTAAGATATGGCAGAAGAACACAGAAGAGGAAGCGTTACTAGGTGTATCACTAACAGGCATCATGGACCATCCAACCCTATCAGGAAGGAGAGATAAAGGTGTTCTCAAAACTTGGCTTACTGAACTCAAGGAAGAAGCAATTAACACTAATAAGGAATGGGCTACTAAGCTTGGTATTAATACTAGCACTGCCATTACTGCTGTTAAACCTTCCGGTACTGTTAGTCAGCTGGTTGATTCTGCTAGTGGTATCCACCCTAGATACTCGGATCAATACATTAGACGAGTTAGAGCAGATGCAAGAGACCCGCTCTGTCAAGTCCTAGAAGCC